CGGATACCTTTTGACTAACGCCATCCATCTTTTCTAAAAGCTGACTGAATTGCTCAGAAGTGACACCTGCTGCGCCTTTATCACCTTCTTGCTCTGCGGCTGGCGGGGTTTCTTCAGCCTTTGGTGGTTTCTCTTCGCCTGTTGGCTGTTTGCTGAATTTAGTTTCAAGGTCGGTCACCTTGCTTTCTAATCCTTCAAACTTGCCCATTAGGGCATCAAACTGTTCTTTGTTCATAGGTTCGTCCTCGGTGGAATCGTGTTGTTCATCAACACTCGGCTGTTCAGTGGTAAATAGGCTTGCCATTTGCGCAACTAAATTCATGAATTTAGATTGCTTATCTTTGGCTAAAGGTGTGGTTGGCTCTTCTTTGCTGAACACAAAGTCACTCATTTCAAGCGCTTCAAGCTGGCTATATTCATGACTTTTTTCAGTTTCGCCCATTGAGAACTTTAAGCGTGTAGTACCAGTTGATGCCGGTGTGTCAGTAACCGCTAAGCCCATCAAATAACAGCGACCTTCGCCCTTATAATCAGGATCAGGCTCAATCGACATGAATAGCTTTTGGTCTTCTTTATTGGCATCTAATAAGAATTTATTTGCGGTCAGTTTTACGAATAAACGTAACTTGCCACCTTTTTTAGCGGCTTTAACTTCATCAACTTCACCCCAGTTCTTACCTTCAAAAGGTCCCCAATTAGAACGAAAATGCTCAGGCCAAATAAGCGCGGTGTATTCATCAGCTGAATAGAGCTCGGCCATGTCTTCAATCCATGCTTTAGTAATTGTACGGCCGTCTACCGTTGCACCTTCAGTTGCTGCAATTACCCAACCTGTTTGTTTACTCATTACGCTGCCGTGTTGCTTAAAACCAATATTTAAGCGCAGCATAGCCCTAAAAAATGGGCGTTTCATTCGGTTTGGTTTTTAGAAATTCCTAGATTGAGATTCTAGGAAAAGGTAGGTTTTTTAGTCAGTTATAAGCTTATTATAAATGAATACACTGTCGCTAGTTATCAATTTTTACATGAGTAATTAGCACTTAAATGGCTTATTCACCGGAAATACGCGAAGCAGCAAAGCGGCTTTATTTACGACACTACACACCAAGTGAAATTCGTAGCGAATTAGACTTGCCTAATGATCGTGTTGTTTATTACTGGGCTGATAAATATAGCTGGCGCGACTTACTGCGTGAAGAAGAAGTCGACGAAGCCATTGCAAGACGCATTGTTTGTTTAACTGATATTAGCGATAAGACAGGTAATCAAATAAAAGAACTCGACATGCTTATTGAAAAGCATGTAAAGCTTAAAAAGCAACGTGCGCAAGAAGAAGCGGCAAAAAATCCGCAACCTCAAAATAGTCAGGCCAACTCAAATCAATCAAGTGGTAAAAGCAACTCAAAGCCAAAAGGCCGCAAACGTAAAAATGATGTAAGCCATTTAACCGAAGAAGATTTTGCCACCTGGTACGATTCACTGTTTGAATACCAAAAAACGATGCATGCAAACTTGCATCAACGTATTCGAAACATTCTTAAAAGCCGTCAAATTGGCGCAACCTATTACTTTGCAGGTGAAGCGTTTAAAGATGCGGTGTTAAGTGGTGATCCGCAAATATTCTTATCAGCCAGTCGTGCGCAAGCTGAGGTTTTCCGCAGTTACATTGTGGCAATTGCTCAAGAGTTCTTTGAGATTGAGTTAACCGGTAACCCAATTAACTTACACACAAAACACGGCGCTGCTGAGTTACGGTTCTTAAGTACGAATAGCAAAACAGCGCAAAGCTACCACGGTCATGTTTATGTAGATGAGTATTTTTGGATAGGTAAGTTTAACGAGCTCAATAAACTTGCCAGTGCCATGGCAACCCATAAAAAGTGGCGTAAGACTTACTTTTCAACGCCGTCAACAAAAGCACACCCCGCTTATACTTTTTGGACAGGTGATCACTGGCGACAAGGCCGTGCTGAACGTGAAGAAATAGAATTTCCTAGTTTTGATGAATTACGCGATGGCGGCAGACTTTGCCCAGATAAACAATGGCGCTATGTTGTTACCATTGTTGATGCGCAAAACGGGGGTTGTGACCTCTTTGACATTGACGAACTGCGCGATGAATACAACGCCGATGATTTTAATAACCTGTTTATGTGCATCTTTGTTGATGATGCAGACAGTATATTTAAATTCAGCGACCTTGAAAAATGCATGGTCGATTCATCCCGTTGGCAAGATCACAAACCAAGTGCAGCACAACCATTTGGTAACCGCGAGGTATGGCTAGGTTACGACCCTTCACGCACCCGCGACAATGCAGCTTTAGTGGTTGTTGCCCCGCCAGAAAAATCGGGTGAAAAGTTCCGTATACTCGAAAAACACTACTGGCGCGGGATGAACTTTTCACACCACGTAAGTGAGATTCAGAAGGTATACGCAAAGTATCGCGTTACCTACATTGGCGTTGATACCACCGGCATTGGTGCGGGTGTGTTTGATTCAATAAGCACACTTTATCCGCGTGAAGCCACCGCCATACATTACAGCGTAGGCAGTAAAACCCGCTTAGTACTTAAAATGATCGACCTAATTGAAGGTGGCCGAATTGAATGGGATGCAACCCATAAAGATATAGCAATGAGCTGCCTATCAATACGCCGTACCAATACCGATTCAGGTGGCGCGATTACGTTTAAAGCCAGCCGTGATAACACCATAGGCCATGCAGATGTATTTTTTGCTATCAGCCACGCTGTTATTAACGAACCCCTTAACCATGCACATAAGAGAAAATCACGATGGACCATGCAGAATTAGATCTAAACGCTGAGCAACAAGCAGACCAGCCAACCAAAAAGAATGCGCCCGTTGTGTTTAGCTTACCCGAACAAGTTATGCCAGATATGTGGCTAACCGATTATGACTCGCTGTTTTATAACGATATGGACGGTTATTGGGAGCCGCCCGTAGACCGTCATTTATTAGCAAATCTTACTCGCCGCAATGCCCAGCACGGCGGCATTGTTGTTAGCCGCGCCAATATGGCAGCTGGCCGTTATATATCGGGCGGTATGAGTGCCCAACAAGTACAGGCTGCATTTTTAAATCTAGTGCAATTTGGTGATGTGGCATTGCTTAAAATTCGCAACGGCTTTAAGCAACCGGTGCGATTATTCCCGTTGCCAAGTTATCGCACTCGAGCGGCTGGTGATGGTGGCGCCGTAGTGCTTGAACGTAACAATCAAGTGAGAAAATACAAAGCCCGCGATATCATTTGGATTAAACAGTATGATCCTGTTCAACAAGTATATGGTTGCCCTGATTACTTAGGCGGTTTACAAGCGACGCTTTTAAATGAAGATGCGACCCTGTTTCGCCGTAAATACTACATCAACGGCGCGCACATGGGGTTTATCATGTATGCAACTGATCCTAACTTAGACCCTGAAGTTGAAGACGATATCAAAGAGAAAATTCAAGATAGTAAGGGCGTGGGAAATTTCCGCTCGTTGTTCGTGAATATTCCTGACGGTAAAGAAAAAGGCTTACAAATAATCCCTGTCGGTAACTTTGAAAGTAAAGATGAGTTTATGAACGTGAAAAACGTATCAGCACAAGATGTGCTGAACGCTCATCGTTTTCCACCAGGCTTATCTGGCATTATTCCATCTAACACGGCTGGCCTTGGCGACCCAACTAAATACGATGCCATGTATTTTAAAAACGAGACTAAACCGTTAATCAAAAATATGGTCGATGCGGTTGAACAAGATCCTGAAATAGGCATCAAGTTAAAACTTAAGTTTGATTTTATGATTTAATTTGTAATCTTAGTTCTTTAGAAAAGATACATACTTTTGCCTAGTCTCTTTTCTTAATTACATATGCTTTACGTTTATTATAAACATGATAATGCTTTTCTGTGTGGCTCTTACTTCCTAAGTATAAGAAGAGCAAAAAAAACAAGACAATTATAAATATAACTACTTGATAAATGAAATATGGCTGCTGAAATGACCAGTCAAAAACACTTACTATAAGCCCTAACCAAACTATTATCGTGAAAAAGCTTACCCACTGATTAATTTTAGAAACAGATAATTTTGCAGGTGAAGTAATAATGCCTTTTGAGAAAAAACTCTCTTGAGGCCGTTCAAGAGTCACTTTGTAGAGGGGACCAATGACTTTATCTTCCAACATATTCACATGATTTTCCCAGTTTTCCTGCCAATACTTACTTCCTTTATTGACTAGAAACCAAGCAACTGAGAAAAACAGACCTAAATTAGCTATAATAAATACATAGATCATTTTATAACTCACATCGGGGAAACCCTTTGCTGAAAAAACAGCGAAAAAGCCTGCAAAAGTTACAGCAATCAGGGCCCAAAAATAAGTCGCTCGTTTCCAATACAGTTCTATTTCAAATTTTCTAATATCTAGAGCATGTTCTAAGGCCTTTGCACGTTTCTTTTTAAAATTCTTTTTATATTTCTTTTTAGCAGATTTGTATTCTAAGTTAGTTTCCATAGTTTTTCCTTTACAATTTTCATCCATAAGTTTTACGCTAACAAGTTAACTGTATATAATTACAGTTAACTTGTTAATTTTATTGGTGTGGCTATGCGGGTAACGTGTCCGAACTGTGGAAGTAAAGCGACTATTTCATCAAGAGAAAATCAATCAACCCATGTAGCAGATCTATACATTTCATGTACTGACGTTAAAAACTGTGGGGCAACGTTTGTCAGTACGTTAGCATTTAAACATTACCTAAACCCACCACGTCAGACCACCACAGAACTTGCCGCATCGTTACTTAAAAACTTACCACGCGAAAAACAATTAGAATTATTAAATTTTTAATTTAAATAGATTCCTCAATTACCAAAATATTTAACATTTACATCACTAATGAGAGCTCTTACTTTTGCATTCTCCATATCGAATATGGTCTTGGGAGGCGATTTTTCATCTATTTTGATAAAGTTTTTAAAATTGTCTGTTTCAAATATACCTTTTATAATCTCATTTTGTTGAGATTCTTCCATATCTTTTACTTTGGGAATTAGGTTATTGTAAAAATTTATATCCCCTACTAACTTTATCAAAGTGTCATAACTGGCGTTCTCAGTGGTTTTAACAGCTTTTAAGTTTGTTAGATATCGATTTGATTTTTCTAATCTATCTCTTAATACCCTTAGCTCTACATTATCTTTAAATTTAAATTCATAGTTTTTGTTATCTCTCAACGTCTCCATATTTGAATTAATCAACCATGCCTGAAGCTCCAAACAACCCTGCAAACCTGGTAATATATCTGACTTAATCTCTTGTTTTTTATTAAAAATAAGACTTTCTTGATCACTTTTCTTACTGGCTTTATAAGCTAGCACCGCAACAAACACTGCCGCGATAGTAAATAACCCACCCAAAAAGCTACCAGTATTACCAAACTTACTTGCCAGCCCTTCAGAGTCGATAAAAATAATTGCTGTACCAGCAATAGCAATCGCGATAATGAAGATCCAAAAGTAAATCTCCCAGTATGGCGACTTTAAATTATCCATATATTTATTCAAAGATTTCAAAACTATGCTTCCACCAAATAAAGTCAATTTATAGTATGTCCTATTCATAAAAAATTAAAAAGCCCACTACTAAGTGGGCTTTTAAGATGATACATCGTAAATTTAATACTATTCAATTCTCACTATCTCAGAGCCGCTAGATTTGTAAGGAAGTAAAAGTGGTTTATATTTAAGATTTTTAGTGAAAAGCTCATCTAAAACTTCATCATCCAACAGATTTAACTCATTCTCTAGAGCAGTTTTTTCTGTAGTGCTTAGATTTGTAGTGTTTAAAAACGCCTTGATATCAAGTTGTGCTATATCAACATAGGCGTAGCTTCCAAACGCGTCATATAAACTACCTATATTCGCCTTATCATTTACTTGTGAATTTACTTTACTCTTAAAGCTTTCAATTTTAGGTAATATTTCGTTGACCTTTACCCAATATGTTGCATTATTTTTTAAGGCATCCTGTACATCCAATGGATAACTAGAAAAAATTGAAATCAACTCTTGTGCACTATTATTAATTTCATCTTCATAAACTCCTATTAAATCATTTATATCTTTATAAAAATTGGACTTCACATATTTCTGATCTTGCATTTCTACAATATAATAAATTGCGCTTATTTGCTTAGAATTTAGTTTAGGGGCACCAAGAACTTTTCTAATATTTTCACCCAAATCTTGTAAATAAGATTCCCTTTCCGGGGCTTTGAAATCTGCTTTTTCCATTGATTGTTGAACCAACTCGTCTATCTTAGAAGAAGAGCAAACAATAGAATAATTTAAAACTTCTTTAGCTGCTGATGTAAAACTTGTTGGTCTAGTCGATAAAGCATATTTTTCTTGTTCTTGAAGAGCTCTCTCAACTAAGCTAATGACGCTTTTAGAGTCAGGGCCAAGTAGATAATAGTTGTTGTACAGTTCACTTGAACTTACTAAAAAACTACTCCAAAGAGCTAATTTTTCGATTGAATTAGATGATGCACCATTGAGACTCATTAGTCCTGTTGCGAGAACTGTACCTATCAAGAATTCCTCTTTTAACCATCGAGAATTTTTACTTCCCTGATTAATATCTTCCAAAGTAGCCAAACAATTAGCTTTAGTTAGAAGCAAACCCTCTTTTAGAAACTCACTTAAGAGATCACTAGGCACATCACAAACTGTATTTGCAGAGTTGGCCGCTTCACATAGTCTCACTATAGAGTTGTAAGCAGGGTAATAACCACTCTCATCGGCAGCAATGGTCTTCTTCTGGATGTGGCTTTGTGTGATATATTTATTGTGGTTGACAGTCTCACAACCGAAAAGAAGCATTGCTATAAGAGAAATTAGAAAGTTTTTTTTCATAATAAATCCATTTAAACAAGATAAGTTATAATTGTAAAAATGTAGTATGTATTTTTATTTGTTCAAGATTTTACATGTATGAAAATTCGTATTTAACCACATTAAGCTATCGAACTTATTGACCACCAATCATGCTCATTTACAGCAGAAGCTTGATCATCATTAACTAATAGCGCCAAATCCCAGTCTCCTATTTTAGTAAGTCCTTTATGGTGCTTTGTTGCAATCAGTGAATCACGGCCATCATGCTCTGCATATGTGTATGCAAGCTCTATTAACTCTTTTGCTTGTTGTCTATGTAAATCGGTTACATGCCAGCTACCCGATTTTTGGGCGAGAGTTTTCGCTCGATATTCAATAGCGAGTCGTTTTTCATGTTTTTGTTGCTCTGCTTC